TTCAAAGCCTTCGCTTCTCGACCGGATGTTCTCGTGTATCTCGTTTCTTGTTTCACCTTCATCAATTCTTCCATATTTTCCAAACATTTTCATACTAATGTAGTCTCCATCGTCAAGACCCTCCCCATGCCGAGCAACAACAGGAACAAGCTTTCTGTTTCCATGATTTCCCCCGTCGTCGGCCATCTCTTCGTCCGACTTCATCTTGAAGATAGAAAAGCTTGTACACAACCATATGAGCCTATCTGATCCAGAAACCACATCTGTGGACTCTCTTGTTATACCGTCTCGATTCAACTGCACAAAGGCTATACAGGGAACGTCATATTTTACCATGAAGTTATGAAGTTTGGTAATCTGAAAACCAAGAACCTGATACTCCTGCATCGCGGAGCTGATACTCTCCGACCCCATTAGCTTGAGATAGTCATATACTATTAAGCAGTCTTTTGTTTGTCCGTTATCATCAAAACCCACATTTTGATATATCCACTTACGCATTTGACTAAGAATGTTTTCAAACGATTCGCCAGCAATGCTAATATAGTGATAAGGAATACTCTTTAGTTTTTCTTTTGCGGCAATAACCTTTTCTTTTTCAATTTCGCTTTCTCCGAACTTTCCTGTGGTGATCTTATTAATCTCGACCCCCGAGAGGCACGCCAGCATACGGTTGTGATGATCCTTTTTAGACATCTCCGTATCTAATACCAACACGGGAATATTTAACTCTCCGCTGACATGCATAGCGACAGCGTCACCAAACATAGACTTACCCACCTTGGGACGCGCCGCCACCAAGTCAACGCATTTTCTTCTTAGGCCGCCCCCGATAGCTTGATCAAACCTAGGGAAGCCGCTAGGGATACCAGCAACGTCACAGGGGTTGTCTATCAGGTACTGCACGTAGTCATCTAGGTCGTCGCCAATAAGCTCCGGCTTCTTACTAGAGCCGCTATAGATGTCCGCAGTGGCGTCCAGTATAGGCTCTTCAACTTTCGATATAACATCCATTATATCTTCGTTGCCGGTCACAGAGTCTAAGTGCTTTTCGCAAGCCTTTAAAGTCCGCTTAAGGTCTCTGGCTAGCTTAAGCTTTGCCAGCTTAGATGCATGTACCGCTACATTATCTTTAAGTATAGGGAAATTGAATAAGGATCGGATAAACCCTATTTCATCTTTTGTGTTAATCTGATCATATAGGCCAAGATCGTTGGCGGCAGAGAGGATAGATGACAGTTCGACTTTTGACGTATCGAAAATAGACTTCTGAACACAGCTAAAAATAAGCTGATTCATTTCATTTGTGAAATGGTCAGACTGAACGAAGTCTATCTCTAGATACGCATCTAGGCCGAACTGACACAAGGCCGCAATTACAGCCCTTTCCGCAGCCAAGTCTTCCAGTGATTTTGTTTTTATTTTATTAGACATTTGTCACAGACGAAGTGGTCCCTCTTGTGTACCGGATTAACCTGAGATACCTTGTCGCACCTTTTACATTTTTGCTCAATGGCTTTATAGGGGGTTCTTTTTCTCTCTGTAGGTTTAAAAGTTGGTGTTTTAATGTCGTCAGCTATCGTCCCATCATCGTAAAAACTATTAGATCGATCCTTTACCTCGTTCACCGGAGTGCCGCCATATTTATCTTTTACCGCCTCGTCAGAAACAATTGACGCTACAAAATCAGAAGAACCGTATCGTGACCCACCCGGAGAAGGTGACGTGGGCCGAGAATCGCTTTTCTTATCCTTGGCCCCCTCAGCCTCAAGCAATTGGTTGGCTAGCCTTATTAAGTCTTGGTCATTTGTGGCTATGGCCTTTTTTAATAACTCTTTAATCTCTTTTAAATTACTCACAACAACTATCTCCTTCTGGAAAGATTGGTTAAAATGTCTGCCATTCGTTGTATCCTGTCAGCCTTTCCATTCAGGAATTTAACACGGGTCTCGGCGTGGTTTTTTACCTTCAGGATTTCAGACGTTAAAGGGTTCTCTTTTATGGCAGAGTAATACTTTTCCTGCCACTTGGTGTATTGCGTTCCATAGTTTTGCATCACTGTAGATATTATATACCAAATACTGCTTTCTGCCCACTCTAATGTTGCATTTTCTTTGGCTCTGACGGTTTCTATGTATTCTGAATAGGCGTGCAGTTCGTATGCGTAGCAAAGACACTCTTCCCCAGTAAGCATCTTGAGGTGGTCTTTTTTCATATTTAGTATTCTCGCAACTTCTTTGGGCTCTTCCACCGACGCAAAATGCTTAGAGGAAACCCATGCATCGATAGCCTCCAAGAATTCATTTAACTTTTCTTCGCCAGTCATCTACGTCCTCGTTGTAGTTAAATTCTATCAATGTAATATCGTTGATCTCGCACCATTCTCGCTTTTCGGCATCTCTAGCCTTGGCCCTATAAAATTGCAGCTTGTTCTTGTAGAAAAACTTATTGAACTTATGGTGCTGTTCTCCATGAACCTCAACAATGAGCCTTCTGTTCGGTATAAATAAATCAGCCCTTAGAGTGCCCCTTCTGCTCTCTGTCTTGCTTCCGGGAAGCGAAACCTCTTCTAATATTCTATCATACGGAAAGAGATTGTCAAGTAAAATTTTTGCCTTTTCGTGTAAAGAGGAGCGATTTTCGGTAACGGCTTGACAAGCAGCCGCGTTCCAGTTGTAGTTTCTGCCATCCAAACCTAGTATTTTCATCTATTCGCTTCCTTGATCATATTATTTTTTCCATTCGGAATTCGGTTGTTCTAGTTCAAAATCTTTAGTGTAGTCCACAAAAATTTCTTCATTTTTTAAAATATCTTTAATTGCAACCAGAGATTTTCTATTGTCATAAGTCACTATTTTACAATTTTCATTATCTTTGGAGTGGTTGTACTCACAATTAGGAATTAAATTAATCCAATCATATTTTATGTGTTTGATGTGGGTATAATGAATAGTGGTATCTTTTTCTATATCATTTTTTGCAAACAGCCCGTTCCCGTGAACAGGGCTCTTTTTAACATATGTGTCTTCGGACATCTTAGCTTTTGCTTTTGCCGTGGTTTCTACACGCACTTTAACAAGTTTACTCATTTACCCAGCCCCGTTCTTATATCTAAAGTTCTTATTGCTTCCTTTATCATATCGTTCCTAAGCCATTCCTCTACCAATGTGTAGGAAAATTCCCCCCATTTCAAGCGTATTACTTCATGTGAGCTACAACTTGAGTCAGCCACAAACTCATAAAAGGTATCAGTAGATGATCTAATCCCAAACACTTTGGTGATTTTGCCCTCTCTCATACCCATATGGGTACACCCTGACGGTAGATGATAGGCTTTTCTATCCATTTTGTCACACCATGTTACAATTTCACTCATTTCCGCCTCCATTTCGACGCATAACCGTCTTCATTAGGTTGATCAATCGCTTGTCAACAACTCCCAAGCATGTAAATTTCCCATCAAGAGTCTTACAATCCGACTCGACAATAAAACTAACATCCCCATGACCAAGATCAATAACCCGATCGCAGAACATAAAGTTCTCATTGCCGTCACTATAGTTTATGATAAGTTCTCCGTTTTGTCCAGTATATTCTTCTACGGGATTCCAGAATTCATCTTTTTTATAGCCGTTCTTCTTCATTTGTGGCAAACGTCGCTTCTTCCACCATTGAATGAAGTATTCAGAGGTCGCTTTTGGGTTCCCACAACAGATGACCGCCGCACCGTCACCGCAAGCCTCTATTACGCTGGAGTAGAACCATTCCATTATGTGATGAGGGTTAACATTATTTAGCCTTGCGTGAGCCTTGGTAGCGGTTCGTGTTATATCAGTCATTTGTCAACTCCTTCATCATCTTTAGGATAAGCCTGACTAGGATAGGTTGAGTCGCAATTTTCGCACTGCCAATGGGTATCGTTATACGGTTGATCTTCTGCTATCTCTTCAACCTGCCCGTTTTTACAATGAGTGCATGTGTATTCGTCAGTCATTTATCAACTCCTTCATCATGTATCTGCTTAAAAAGACCGTTGGGAACATTGATAAAAAAGCAATTTTGACCATCGCAAGCACCGTCGCTCCATACATGAATGCGGGAACATTGGGTTTTCTTATCTTTTTCTACTGATAAAACACCAAACGGAATAGGGTCAATTTCTGATGCTCGCGTGTTATAACGCCCAACAAATCCGCCCCCTTCTTGTTTTAATACCCAAGTACGTTTATGAAACTGTATTTTGAAGTTGTGCTTTTCGATATTCTCTCTGGTTGCGTCTTGAATCAATGAGTGTTTTTTGTTTACTGTTCTTTCAATAAAAGAATCATTTGAAAAGTAATCTTGATTACTCATTCATCAACTCCCTCTACATGTTCAGAGACTAAAACGTGGTTTTTGTCATAGATATCAAACTCGTCCCAGCTACATAGCTCTCCATCTAATTGATTATCACTGGCTCTTACGCCTAGCATTAATGCTCCCCCATCACCACAATTTGTTTCTAGCCAACACAAACTTCCTTTAACATACCAAGTGCCGTCTGAAATGTAATAGAAATCTTCGTTGTTTAGAGGTATGTCGTTAATACAGGCTCGCTGTGAATTCATTGTAATCATTTAGCAACCCATCCATTCACCAGTTCGTTCATAAATATCTTTAGGACAATCAGGTGAACACCCACGGTACTTTGTGCCACAATCTTTAGTATGATAATGCCACCAATTTTCAGGAGGTTTGTTGAACAGTCGCCTGAGAAATCTAATCATTTGTCAACTCCTTGAAAAACTCCACCATAATATCCGCTATTTCATAACTATCGTCAGACCAACCCTCTCCTCTCTCTTTATCCCATTTTCTGATAAGCTTAAACGCTTTTTCTTTTAGTTCTTTATTGTATTTGGGACACAATAATTTAATCGCTTCTAAATTTTCTAATTGATCTTGTAAACTCATTTATCAACTCCTTCAAAGATATTTCCCACAACCACTTTAGAATATCGCCAATTACGCTCTGCCCCACCGTGACGATCAGGATCTTTTTTACCTAAAAACATAGCATCTTCTTCGCAGTAGGTTATTGTAAATCTTTCTTTTCTGTCTCTGTATTGCCACTCTACTATATCCCCCTCATAAATCTCCACCCCGTTTTTGTCTTTAAGTCCGGTGTATTGTTGGAAAATTAAACTATCATTTAAATCGAAAGTCATTTGCCCATCAAACTCAGGTCGCCATTCCATCATTGCCGTAAAAGAAGGGTTTATCCAAAAATTAGACATATCAGATATGAAGCATTTATTTACCGTGTCGTAGACACGAAATTTAATCTCTCTCATTTATCAACTCCTTCGGAGATTTTTATTTCAACCCCAAAAAAACGAGTTGGTACATATCCAAGGGCATTCTCTGCGTGGTAATTTTGTTCTTTTGACATGTACATAATATCAGTATGTTCATCAATTAAATCCATAAGTTCATAATATTTTCTTTGTTTCATATGGATTTCAGTCACGCCAAGACGAGACATCTGGCGCATTGCCTGTTTTATATCAACGAAGTTCATTTATCAACTCCCAACAACCAGACAAGCCACGCTGAACCCGCAAAAGCGACAAACAATCCCATAGATCGAGAAATACTTCTTAAGGTAATAACTACCTGTGCTTTAAATTCACTATCAGTCATTTATCAACTCCTTCAAAGATATTCCCAATGACTTCTTTATATTCACTTGATACGCCGCCGTAATAGTCATTTGGCTCATCTGACTTCACATCTTTTCCGTTATAATCTTGGATTTTAAATTCACACCACTGTTCTCCAGAATATGCTTTTGCCCACTTTATTTCTGTTCGCTCCTTGTCGTTATTTACAATAGCGTCGAAATAACCTAAGATGTCGCCCTCATAAATCTCCTTACCATTCTTGTCTTTAAGTCCAGTGTATTGCATTACATGATATTTTCCCTTTTCACCCTCTCTGCCATGTCTAGCCGTCTGCTCAATAAACTGGGCGAAACAATCTTCTTCTCTACCATCATATTCTTGTTGGATGTTTTGTATCATCCTTTCTTCTTCAATATTCCACGCCCTAAACTTAATCTCTCTCATTTGTCAACTCCTTCAAAGATATTTCCCACTACTTCCCAAGATTTATCAGGAGGGCAACCATAATAATATTCAATAGGTTCTAGTTCTCCATCCTTTCCCTTATCTGCATAAACCCATCCTTCTGACATATCCAATTCTGAGGAAAATTTAGCGTCTTTCCGATATGGAATATATTGATACAATAAAAGATTCCAACCGAGAATATAACCATAGTTTTTATCATTAAGGTCAACTAGACCTCTTTCTCGTCTTTTTTCCACAATGTCGCCCTCATAAATCTCCACCCCATTTTTATCTTTAAGTCCAGTGTACTGCATTAACTCATACCATTCTTCATCAAAGTAATGGTCTAAACCAGACGGCTCTCCTGCCCAAACACCATTCAAGTAGTCCACACTAGACATTGCATGATGTACCATTTCGGTTTTTTGAACATCGTAAATCATTTTACTTTGTTTCTTATGCCACGCCCTAAATTTAATCTCACGACTCATTTATCAACTCCTAATTAGAATCCGCGATATATTTTTTCAATCTTTCTGATTCTTAAAATAAATCGTTGGGCTTCCATATCAAAACATCCCCAGTTTTTCATATCTTCTAAGCACTCAGGTGAACAAATCTTATGTTTCTCTACGGTAAACCTGTTAACATATGGGTCTATGAGCGTCTCAGTTGATACACCCGGAACCGCTGCCGCCCCAAACAGTCCCAGCAACGACCTGTTAAAGTCTCGTCTATTCATTTATCAACTCCTGAAAATAAAAACAAAACCCAAGACCCAATACATAATAAAGTAAACACAACTGGTGAACCAAGCGTACCGGCTATCCATAAGTGCTTCATATCGTTTGAGGCCCGTTTATTAAGTGGTGAAATAAACCACAAAGAAAGAAGTGAGAACAAGGTAGTGCTTACACACAAAAACCACAATAGGTCATAAGTCATTTATCAACTCCTTCAAAGATATTTCCGATTACTTCAAATCTATGCCCCCAAGCCCCCATGCTCTCAATGTCATCATATCCACTGTATTCTATCATAAACCCAAAAGCTGTTTCTGACCAAAACACTTTTCCTTGCTCTACTTTGCTGTACCAGTTAAATCCGCCGTTTTCGCCACCCATAGTATCTTTTTTGTTTGCAATATTTTCATCGTTTACGGTGATTTCCATCGATTCGGACAGGCAAGCTGTCCTATATACTCTTAAGATATCCCCCTCATAGATGTCCACCCCGTTCTTATCTTTGAGTCCGGTATATTGTTGTGGAATGTGATCTTCCTCGTCTATTGACGACAAAAGACCTTTATTGATACTAAACAGGTCATCGACGTATAGGAATTTTTCATTGTGTCTGCTCCAAAGTCTAAACTTAATCTCTCTCATTTATCAACCCCCTAAAAACTTCCACAGCGTGTACGCGAGTGAAAGACCAATAATTACATGAGATAAAACACACATATCTTTAAAGGCAAAAGAAATACGTTTTAAACTACTTGCTATCTCTTTTTTAAATTCACCATCAGTCATTTATCAACTCCATCCATAAAATCCTTAAACATCATATAAAAAGGAAAACCAATAGCCAACGCTAATATAATAAGGGTTGGTATTGTCATTTATCAACTCCTTCATCAGCTTCAAGAACTTGTTCAAGCATTTTTATAGCAACGAAAAGATCATCAGATTCAACACGTTCAACAACCTGCCTTAGAATTTCTCTTCTAAACTCTGGCTGAGTATTGATTCTCTCAGTAACGGTCAAATCAAGTGATTTAATTATTTGATCTACTGCGTCTTCAATTAGTTCGTCAGAACTCATTTATCAACTCCGTCCTCTTCTAGCCAATTTGATACAACCGCAATTATTTGTCTTGCGGACCAATCACTTAGGTTAAATTTCTCTTTTAATTCTTCTACGAATTTGTTGTACGATAGCCCCGTTTTAATGAATCCTGACTTATCAGTCATTTATCTTTATCCTAACTTTCAAAAACCCATCTTTGTCTTGTTTGGATGATGCCCGACCTATAAGGTCACAGTGTTTTTTCCAAGTTATTTTCCCCTTTTTGGAGACGTACATTGGTTGTCCACAGGGGATTTTATCATATTTTCTATGAATACAGATTTCACCATCTTGCAAAATCATTATTTTATTTCCTGTGTTTACTACGTTTGAATAAGCGATTTTATGTGGATAAATCGTTACAACCTTCACGGTAGATACACCCAACAACTTATCTGACGGTTTCCTGTTTTTGAAACTTCGGGCCATCATAGGTTCATCATTACAGTCGCCATACAAAGGATCGCCAATCTGAATTTCATCTTCGCAGAACCATTGAATTGATTCGCCTACACTATTAATTACTCGCACTGGCTGAGGACTCATCTGTGGCTCTCTCATTTATCAACTCCTTCAAATATAATGTCTGGATTATCTTTCAATAGTTTTTTGATTTTATTAGCCAATTTGTAGTTCTTTTCAAGAAGTTTAACGACAACATTCTCTCCATACAATATTGAATGATACGGGAATCCAAATTGATAATATGTTTTTATTTTTAGTTTTTCAGAACTCATTTATCAACACCTCATTGATCCACGATCATTTAATTGGCAAATAAGCATAGCCTCTATTTCGTCAATAGAAAAAGAACCCATGAGCCGAAAACTGTATTCTTCAACTTGCGGGTCAAGCAAAACAATACTTCTATTCGGATCTATTTTTTTTAGATATGCTACCAAATCTGGTGTAGACCCGCAGGTTA